AAGAGAGGGTCACTCTTTGCTCTGGGTTCTCAGGGGAGAAACGCCCTGAGTGGGTCATTAGGGTAAAACCCTAATCCCCTCGGGAGAGCCCACAACTACGTAAGCGGAGCGTGTAGTTATAGTGGGCTATATCAATGGCAAGCCATTGTCTGCAAACTCCAGCCTACGGCTTCCGCTCTCCTCCGTCAGGGAGGTTTTTCATCATCGTTGCCGATTGGAGATGCACCGACCAGCACAAGGTCTAAATCGTCTATCAGTTTTTGCAGGACGGGATTCTTCTCTATCATCCGCTGGAGGATTCTCTCAGCCTCGACCAAGTGGTTGGCTGTACTCATCACCTTGCCCTCCCGTATCTGAAAGATAATCCAATCGGCTATGTCGATATGGGCTTCTTTTTGTTTCGGGGTGGCATTCCTTTCGATGATGTCCGAAACCACCACCTTACAAAAGTACATGCTCTCGGCTCGCTGTTTCCACTCGGCATAAGCATCGGCATCGGGAAAGAGAAGCACGGTTCGCCCTGACAGTACACGGAGTTTCTCTTCTCTCATCTGACTCTTACCACCCGTAGCCAGCCATACATAATCGGGGAAGATAGCAGAACCGATAACGGCACTCTTCTCGGATTCCACCAAGACCACCACCTTGTCGGGATGCGTTTTCAACAAGTGTTCCCCGAAAAGGCATTGGGATAGTTGCCAATCCTCTGCCAACACACGCTGCTTTTTCAATATGCTGTGTATCCAGTTCACTGCCGATGTCTGTCCTCCCTTGATACGGTGTCCGTCTTCGGGATTGTACTGCATCACCTTTCCCGTGCGTACCTTGCCCGTCCTGTCTATCTGCCAAAAGATAACAGAGCCGTCACGGGTAGCCCCCAAACGGTATTCCTCCAACAACCGCTTCAACACCTCTTTCGCCTTGTCGCCATAGTAGGAAGTAAGGAGTGTGAAGAGGAAACGGAAGAAATTGCTACGCTCGCTTTGCGACTTCTCCACATAGTGAGGGGGAATATAGCCGATGGCTGTCGGCTTACTTTGCTGCTTCACTTTCTTCTGCTCTGCTCTTTGCCTGTCAAAAGAGAAATCATTGGTAGTTCTGTGTTCAGGATGCTCTTGAAAATACTCTTTCGGAGTGTAGTGATACCCACAACCGCTTTCGTGGTTACATCTGCCGACCGATGGATGCAACGGCACATTATTTTCGTCCACGTAATAGACGAAAGAATGCCTGTCTCCGCATTTGGGGCAGGTATGCCGTGTTGCCGTTCCTTTATACTTCTGTAATGAATAATTGCCCATAGCTTAGTCCGTTTTTGATGGTTGATTGTCGGCTGTCCCATCCTGTCCCATTGTCCCACACTCTAAGGGTTGGGACAGTGGGACACTTGGGACACCTGCGTTTTTACTCTCTTTGCTGCGCTGGATGATACGGTTTACGGTGGACTTGCCACAATTCACCTGTGAGGCTATCTCCCTGACGGACTTGCCCGATTGGGAGAGTTGCAGAATTTGGCAATCCCTTTGGCTTGATTCATTGTCGCCCAATTTTTTCAAGTGTTCCTTTTCCGTGGAATAGCCCCTGAACACGAACTGCAAGAAAGCATCCACCTTGTCAATCTCGTAAACGATTACATTATCCGCATCATGAGAGAACGTGCCATAGCGCACTTTAAGCTGCTTCACATAGCGAAGCCCTCCGTCTTGGGCACTTTTTCCAATGGTGAACACGCTGTCAAAGAAATTGTAGAGCCGTTTGCTTCCGGCAAGGTCGTTGGATGTGATGGGACAATCCAAAGAGCGTTTGGGCGTATGTGCTAGGACAAGGATAGAGAGCGCATATCTCTTTTTGAGATTGTTCAGCTGAATCATCAGCCGTCCTGCGGCATCGCCTTTCTCCATGGCGCAACACAGGTAGGTAAGATTGTCAATGATGAAAATCTTGCAGTCGGTCTGCACAGCCATCTGTTCAATGCCGCCTATGATAGCTTCCTCAAAGTTGGCATCCAAAAGCTGGTTGCAGTCAATAGACACCCGATAGAGTTTGTCGGGAAAGGTGTAGAGCTCTCCATGCTCGTTGGTATAGCGGAGCTGGAACTGCTTTTCGGACAGTTCAAAGTCCAGATACAGCACATTGTCGGTTCGGGCGATGCGGTCGGCTATCTGCACGGCAAGGATGGACTTGCCCACGTTGGAATCGGCAAACAAGCAGGAGAGTTCCCCCTCGTACCAAAAGCTGTCCCACAGCGCACGGGGCGTAGGCAATAACGATGCTTCAAGAATGGTTTGGTTTGCCGTCTTGATATTCATCATGCCTACACTGTCGGGCATACCGTTATGCGCTTGGGATGCTTTTGTGAGGTCGCCACGTATCAGGTTGATATAGTTCTTATCCTCTTCCATATCATTCACCAGTTACGTGGGTTGGGCTTGCGACGGTGGGAAGAGGATAAGGACTTGTTCAGTTCCTCGTCTGACAACGGTATGGGATTCTTTCGGGCGGTTTCCAGCCACTTGTCCAGTTCGTCACGGTAAAGGCAATAGCGTTTGCCGGGCTTGGTGGCAGGGATTGTCCCTTCTGACAGTTTCATGTAGAGCGTACCCTTAGGGATACCTAAATACTCTGCTGCCTCGTCCACAGACATGGGCACGTGGGTGTCCACCGTTTTGGCATTGTTCACACTGCGCTGCTCGGCGAGCAGGCTTTTCAGGCTCATCACTTCGTCTCGAAGCTGAGCGACAACCTCGGGGAGGTCGTTGAAGGTAAGAATTGATTTTTCCATTCGCGTACTCGTCTCTTTTGTAAGACTTGGCGCAAAGGACTGAAATGATATATCCGTGAATATCTCCACGACACGTCATTGCAAAATAATTCCCGAATAATTAAGCCCAGCCATAAATGACGGGTAAAATTACTCGGGAAACGATGTAAAACAGGCGGTTATGAGTTACCGGATGGTTGTCGTTGGTGTCGTGATTATCCTAATTCCGCACATAATCCTCGGGATAGTGGAAATCAAGTTTGCCGTTTTCGGGTTCATCAATGGGAATTTCCGTCTTTAACGGCTCTACCTTGAAATTCTTGATGGTTGATAAGTCTGTATCAGCAAACGATTTCGGGAAAAGGGCTTTGATGAACTTGGCACGGTTATCCCCATTGTAGTATCTCTTGTACAGGAAACGCTCAGAGATATTCCATACGAAGTGACGGAGTGGAATGTTGTTGATGTCTTTGGTAAACGGTCTTTGTATGGGCTTCGGGGTATAAGTGTTAAGATTCATCCATTTGTCCACCTCAGTACAGATGTGGTTCACGGTTTCTTGGTCGGCAATGCGAGGCAGGTAATAATGGCAATACTCCATGACCATGCGGATGCGCTCTTCCTTTTCCCGTTGCTCTCTGCTTGCGTAATTGGCACGGTTCTTTTCGTGAAGATCCGGGGCGATAGTAAGCTCTATCGGTTGTGTTTGGATAAGTGTCTCTTCTTTTGTCGGGGATGATTCGGGTACAGGCTCAGGGACTGATGTAGGTCCAGGCACAGATGTGGCTTCTTCAAGTGTATTTTGTGACAGTTCTTCCTGCACCTCTATGGCTTCGGCAATCGTTTCTTTCTTGCCGAACTTGATTTTGTAGATTTCGTATGTATCAAAGATAAGTGTCTGAAAGGAGAGATAGAGCAACCATCCCAACAGGTTACAGCATACGAATACTATCCACCTGACAAAGTTGTCTTGGTTGAAGCTGTCCGCTATTACCAGCGTGGCAATGGAAGATATTAGGACGATGGCGAAGCCGACAAAGCCCAAGATGATGTATTTGTCCTTGATTGATGATTCCATATTTCGTTGAGAGATTGAATGTTCCTGTATTATTTTGTGCAAAGTTAATGCTATTTTTCCCAATTACTGCCCGTTATTTGCGGTTAGAACGGTCTTTTTCAATGTATTTCACGAAATGTCATCATATCATACTCTGTTTCATACTCTGAGGGGCTTATAAATGGTGGCATCAAGCCAAAAACATAGAGGGGCGATTATAGCCTTGTAGCCATAACCGCCCCTCTGAATACCTGTCAATGTGAGACATTTATGCCTCCTTGCGCTTCAAGGTTATCTTGTCCACCACCTGACACATCTGCTGCGCTGCTATCTTGGAATAGATTTGTGTGGTGGTAATGTTCTTATGTCCGAGATAGGCTTGGATGACAGCCATGTCCGTTCCCATTTCCACGTGCAGGCTTCCGAAGCTGTGGCGGGTACAGTGAAAGGTGATTTTCTTGGTTATCCCTGCTGCCGTGAGCCACCGTTGGAGTGGTCCTTGCAGCATCTTGTCCTTGAAATCCTCAAAGATAAGTCCCTCGCCCCGTTCTCCCAGCAGTCCATAGGCTTCATCACTGATGGGGTTATGCACTATTTCTTTGGTTTTCTGCATACGGGTGGTAACGAACATCCTGCCGTTGGTGTATGGTTGTATCTGCTGCCACGTGAGCTGTCTGATGTCGCTCTTTCTCAGTCCCGTAAGACAGGCGAAAAGAAAAGCTTTTTTCAAGACCTCCTCCTCACAGGGTGTTTCGGCAAGCCGTATCAGTTCCTCTTGGCTCAAATGCTCCCTGATGGTGGGAATGCACTCGATGCGGTCTAAGAAGCCGTTTGGGTTCTCCTTTATCTTCCTGTCACGGTAAGCGGTGTGCAGCACGGCACGGAAAGTTGACCAATAGCCTGCTGCGGAGTTGATGTGCAGCTTTTGGTTGGTGTGGATGGATTGGGGTGCATCAAGCAGGTATTCCATGAACTTGCGGCACAAATCCACATCCACCTCCTCAAAGGTGCATTTGCCGTTCACGAACCGCTGGAAATGCTTGTATACGTGCTGCCACTTGATATTCTTGCGGTCAGCCAGTCCTTTGAAATAGGCAAGGAAATCGCCCTTCATCTTGGTCTTGTCAAAAAAGCCGTTGTTTTCATTGAAAATGGCTTCGTAGCGCTGGTTGCGCAGGATGACCGCTTTCTTCATCATGCGTGCGTTGAAGTCCCGTTCCTGCTGGTTTGCAGGTTTGGCGAAGATGTAAATTCCTAAGGCTTCACGTGTAATCACTCTCATGGTGACATTGTCACGGTAGCCGGGATAGTAGTCAAGGCATAGTGAATACTGTGTCCCGTTCTTAATCTTGCGCTTACGCAAGGTAACTGTTTTGCATTTACTCATAATAATTATGTTTTAATTGGTTGTATACATTTTGGAGTTGTATCCATGTTTCCGATGGCAAAGGAACAACGTGAAATATCCGTGAATACCTCCACGATACATCATTTTGAAATAATTTTCGATAATCCCGATTTTTCACGGTTATTTGTTCCTTTCAGCCATGACACGCTCCACATCTGAGCGCAAAAGCAGGTTTTTCACACCCACCTTTATCTTTTCGATGTGCTTCACCTTGACGATATGGCAGATGTTGGCTGACGAAAGACCATAGATTTGCTGCACCTGCTCAACGGTATAGTAGCGTTCATCGTTCACAAGGTCAGTTCTGCGGAGTTCGTTCAAATGTGATTTGGAGTAATAGGTACGCCCGTACTCTCTTTTAGTGGGTATCTTATGGCGATAGGTGTAGGCACGGAGTGCGGTCGGCTTCATGCCGAACAGTTCCTCCACCTCCTCGGTCAGTAGCCAGTCGGTAATTTCGCTAATATCAACTGCCACACCGAAAAACTCGTCAATATGCTTCTTGCTGTAATAGTTCTTTCCTGCGATACGGCAGATGGGGATATGGTTACGCTTGGCGGAAGTGTAAAGCCATGACTGCTTTACCTTAAAAAGGGACATCACCTCCTCGCCCGAATAGAAGTCCAACACTTCTTCGCTTTCCTTTTCCCTTTTTTCTCTTTTGGCAGGTAAGGAAGATGAAGATGATTTCCTTGGTGTGGAGGTGTTGCCGGGCAGGATGCGGTGATAGGGATTGCCCTCCAACATCTGCTCGATGTCGGCTCTGCGGATGAATGCCATGCGGTTGCTGATGCGTGAGGCTTTCAGCTTGCCGATGGCTACAAGTTTGTAAATGTACTGTCGGGAACAGCCCATGAGGATGGCTGCTTTGGAAAAGGTGAGATACTCCTGATGCTGTATCTCCATCAAGGGTTGGGCGACTTTGAAGAGGTTGTTCTTCTGCATCACTCTGGCTCGTTTGGCTTCTGCCTGACAAGCCTCACTGCAATATCTTTGCATACCGCTTCGGGTTACAAAGGACTTGCCGCAAAAACTGCATTTTCTGGTTGCTTTCATACCGTTTTATCGTTTAATGGTTCATTTCTTCAATCCTATATCTCTGAAATGGTAAACGGATGTGAACGGAAGTCAACCATTGTCGCTTTTCTACACAGTGTGACTGTTTCCGCATATCGGGGCGGTTATTGTCGCTTGTCGTAAACGGTTGTAAACCCTTGTCAACTGTCTGCACGGTGTGACAAAAAACAAGCCCCGCAAATTCTCCACGTCAGAAATACGTCTCAAAAATATGTGGAAATTTGGGAAGCGACAAATGGCAACCGAAAAGTGTTAAATTTTAGAATATGCTGGTAATTAAAGATTTACACTCGGATATTTCTGATTAGTTTTGGTTGTTCTATGGTTATAAATACAGAAAAAGAAAAATCTAAGAAGGTACGGAACTTTGAAGTTCCAGAATGTTTCTCTATAATAGAAAATGAAACAGAAAGCTATCTTCTTTTAAGACAGATTATTTCTGCATTTATATATCAAACTTGTGATGAAATATGGCTTGATTATAAAAAGTGTAAGAAGGTAGATTTGGTAACACAAGTTTTTTTGGATGCCATTCTATTGGAAATAGATAATTTCATAAAGAAATGCAAAAAGGGAAATATATATAATAAGTATGTTAGACTAGCTTCTGTAGGAGGTAAGAATATAGACGATAAAAGTGTAAATAGGTTGCTTAATTCTGTGGGCTCGCCTACAGAGTTAATAAAACGGCGAATTTTATATAAAGACATTATTCCATATAGATTAAGGTGTTTTGATGGAGAGGGACTCGGACATGAAAGTATGCTGGCCCAAAAAGAAATTGATACCACAACGTTACTGGATTATGTAAATAGCTGTCTGAAAAGAGTGAAAAAAAAACTTAGTCGAGAAGCTATGAGAGATTTAGGTTGCGTCATAGGCGAAACATTAATAAATGCAGAAGAACATTCTTCATTAAAATATAGATATTTAATAGGGTATTTTGAGGAGTGTATGGATGGTAAAAGACATTTTGGTATGCTGAATTTGGTGATTTTGAATTTTGGACAAACAATTTATGAGAAATTTAAATATCCCAATGAAGATTCGTCTATAAATTTTGACTGTTTGGCAAAAATGAAAGAGTTATCAGACAGTTTTAAATCTCGTAATATTTTTAAAAAAGATGCCTTTACAGAAGAAACATTGTGGACGCTATATTCCTTGCAAGAGGGAGTAAGTTGCATTCCAAAAGAAATATGTAAAAGAGGAAATGGTACAATTCAATTTATTGATAGCTTTTTTAAATTGAAAGGAAATGATAAAGCTGATAATATTTCGCGGATGTATCTTTTATCTGGCAATACAAGAATTGAATTTGATGGTACTTATAAGCTGGTAGATATAAAAGATGAGAATGGCACTTCAAGAGGAATTATTTCTTTTAATAAGTCGGGTAAATTAACAGATGTACCGGATAAAAAATATGTCTATACAGTACCTAACTATTTCCCTGGAACAGCTATCTTTGCAAAGTTGTTAATTAACGATGATGATTTGAATAATGAACAAAATTAATAACATAATTGATTTAGAGGACTATAGAAGCCAAATTGGGAGCGTAAAATCTAAAGTTTTTACAGGAAGGGATCGTGGAGAAGATGTTCGTAACAAGAGTCAATTAAATGACTTGTTTGAACATTTTGATAAGGTAAAACTAATCATTCCTAAAGATATATATTCCATAACTCCGTCTTTTTTGGAGGAATTATTTAGAAATGTTGTGCAAAAGTATGGTCGTTCCATTATTGAACAAAAATTAGAATTGGAAACGAATGGCTATGATTTGCAAGGCCCTTTAGATGAAGCTGTTGAAAGAATTCTTCAAAATAAAACAGGTTTAGATAAATAATAGAAATGAATATGGTGTTTATCGATAGTATATCAGTAGTAAAAGATTCCTTATGTTCTATAGCTACTCCTTCACCTGTTTTACAAGAAGTTCATTGGACAGACTGGTTAGATATTGTCTATAAGATAGCGATGGTTTTGATAGCTCTCTTCAATATTTGGTTTGCTATTACGATACATAAATTGAAAAATAAGAAAGAAGATAATTTTAAAGAGGCCGATAGAAAAATTGCATTGCTTAAGACTTTGATACTAGATTATAATTTGAAATTTGTATATGATTTTTTTGATAGTCTTGAGTTGCATTTAAATGAATTGAAAACAAAAGAGGCGAATAAAAGGAATATAGAATCTGATATACAAGCAGATTTTAAAAAGTTAAATGAAAAATTTATAAATCTTTTATCTGCTGTTGATAATGGTTTGTATGGAAAAATTTTGCAAATAGGAGATGATTGTAGGGATAAACTTGTTACCAATATAGGAGATGCTGGCGTTAATTTGTATGTTGAGTCCCAATATGTAAAATTAATAAAGAAACCTTATGAAGAAGCGAAAAAAGAGATGTTAAAGGTTCTCTTTAATTATAAAGGTATTTGATGATTTATAAAGCGGAGCAAAAAACTCCGCTTTTATTTTGCCATATTAAATAAAATGTTCATTTTCGCAGTGACTTCCATTTTGAATAGGCGGAGAGATTCGCCAACTTTGCTGTTGGCATTTTTTATGTCCAATGGTTAACATATAAGTTCCGACCCCCGTGTGGAGCGTTAATGCGCCCACTGCCTGTTCAAGGTGGAAGTCAACGGGAAAGCGGAACTTTTTTGTTTATAGGTTTTCTGATTTTTGGGAGAAGTTCCCTTTCCCGTCTTTTTATTACATATTGTTTCATTTTAATGACTTCCAAAATGAAAAAAACAACTTCAGGTGTATTGTATGCACCGCAATCCACAGGGGCACATATACCCGAACGTGTCAATGCTCTGAATGAGCAAGTCAATAACCTGCAAAGCCGCTATTATCGTAGCCTGGCTCCAGACTGCGAACTACAGGGTTCTTCTGACCGCTGGTATTTCGGCGCTATCCTTTCAGCTTGTACAGGGTTTATATTTCCACCTTTGTTTGTAGTTACTGCTTTGTGCGTTTATAAGGCAAAGAAATGCCGGAAAGGGGGTAAAGAATGACTAAGGACGAATACATCGCATTCCTGGAAAGCGAAAATAAGCGATATTACAGCGAAATACAGCAGCTTACTTTTGAAAAAGGTTTCCTTAGGGGTAGACTTATGGAGATATACGAGCGTAATCCCAGACTGGGCATGACAGTCATAAAGGGAGGCAAGTATTATGAATTGGCACAGAAAGGAGGCGTAAGATGAACGAGGCAGTAAAGAATAGCAAGAATATATACACAATAGAGTATCAGCTTCAGGCTCCGGTATCGGATGGATTGAGTGCATTGTTCCAACAGATAGAGGAATTGCGGTCGGAGTTTGGAATAGAGCCTTCAGACAACTGTATTGATGTGGAGATACCATGTCAGAATAAATATATTCATTATACGGTTAAGGCTACGATAGATTATTCGCGGAAGGATGCCTTGTCGGTACTGGCCGGAGGCATGAGCGAAGCTGATTATATTATGCGCCACATAGCTTCCTGTACGGATGATAACGGTAATATTCTGACTGGTGCAAACGGCGGTTTGGCCAAGTTTTCCGTGACAGATATTTATTAGAATTTGAAGAAACATTTTTTTTTACATTTTTTTTTTTGAGAGTCGGCGGTCTGTGAAGATAGCCGGCTTTTTTTATGTCCTTTTTCTTAAGAATGCTTCAGGATACCTTTGTATCGGATTAATTGTATAGCAATGGGAGCACACGCAGAAAGAATGATGCAGGGGCAGAACCGTGGAAGCTGGCGGAGCAAAAGCAACTTCTTCGGTAACCGTTATCCGCTTGATGTCGTTATCGAGGGAGATGCCGGTTATACGCAGCAGTTCGAGCGTCAGCAGAATAAAGAGGCGGTTGCTGAATTTAATGCGAATGTGAAAGCATGGGGGAAAAAGGTCGACGATGCGCTGCGGTTATCCGTAGCACGCTGGATTGATACGGATAAGAAGCTTTCCAAGTCATTGAAGCAGAATTATCGTCACTATGGTAAGACACCTATGGACGGGCAGGAGATAACCAGTATCGGGTTTGGTTTTAAAGCTGAAGGCGTGTATGTACATCTGGGTGTCGGTAAGGGGTACAATATGGAGAATGGTACGCGCATTCTCACCAAGACAACGAACAATGAATGGAAGAGAGAACCGAAGCCCTGGTTTAATCCTGTTATTGAACAGCATATTCCGGAACTGGTGGAGATTGTGAAGAAGTACTGCGGGACCCTGCTTGTGAATACAACGAGAATATATATTAATACATAGTTATGAGTGATATAAAAAAGAAGATAGGTAATTTCAGCTTTGTGGATACTGCTGCCGGGCAATATGCCATTAATATGAACTGGAGTCAGAGCATGAGCCAGTTCTTTGATGCAGGGACGCAGGATTGGGACGGTGAGCCTGTGACGGTAGCCGGGGTTCGGGTAGTTCCCTGGGGCCCGGATAATAACATGCCGAATGCGATCCGTGATTTGCTGGAGAAAAATAACCTGGGACCTGGCATTCTGGACCGTAAGACAGGACTGCTGTACGGTCAGGGGCCGATGCTCTACCGGGTGAGGATTGAGAATAATGAACGTATCCAGGAATGGCTGGAGGATGATGAAATTCAACAGTGGTTGGATAGCTGGGATTATAAGGAATATATTCGTAATAATCTGGTGGAATATACGCACATGAACGGGCATTTTACCAAGTACTATATGGGCAAGGGAGTGCGTATCGGCCGGCCATGGGTGCAGCGGCTGGAATCCCTGCACAGCGGGGAGGCCCGTTTGGTTTGGCCGGATGATGACAGCCGGCGGCTGGAAAACGTGAAAGAGTTTCTCACAGGCGATTTTGAATCTTTCCGGAGCCGGACTTTTCGTAAATATCCGAAGTTTGACAAATGGAACCCGACCAAATATGAGACGGCTGTCAAATATCACTGCATGCGTAGTTTCGGTAGGAGCATGTATGCCATTTCCTGTTTTTATGGTTCAGTTCCCTGGCTTGAGAATGCGAATAATCTGCCGGAAATCATTCGTCATTTGAATGAGAATATGATTGCCGCTGCCTATGTGGTACACAGTCCTCAAGAGTACTGGAATCAGAAGCGTGAACTGATTATGACCATGCACGAGGATTGGGATGAAGCGAAGATTCAGAAGGAAATGGAAAGATTGAAGGACGAACTGACTGAGATTATTGCGGATGTCATGGCGGGCAAGAAGAATGCCGGTAAGTTCTTTAGCTGCGTGGATTTCATGGATGATTTAGGACATACGCAGAGTTGGAAGATAGAACCGATTGAAATGAATATCGACAAATACATCGAGGCACAGGCGAAGATTTCCCGGATTGCAGATAGTTCTACGACCAGCGGTTTTGGGCTTTCCCCTGCATTGGCTAATATCATTATTGACGGTAAGAGTGACAGCGGAAGCCAGATGTTGTATGCCCTCAAGATATTCTACGGTGCGGATACACAGATACCGGAAGAAATTGCACTGGAGGCTATTAATGATGCCATACGGATAAACTTCCCGCATAAGAAAGGAATTTTCCTCGGTATCTATCGGAAAGTGATAAATAAGGAAGATAACGTGTCGGCCCCGGACAGACCGACTAATCAGGTATAGGAATTATGAAACAGAAGGATATTGATTTCCCGGATTGTTGGGAAGAAGTGAAGCCGTTGGAGTGGCTTCACTTGCTCAAGATACGCAACAGGCTGATGAAACAGCCGGGAGTGGCTTTACTTGATGTGAAACGTGAGTGGTGTGCCTATGTTCTGAAGAATAGAGGGTATCGTTTTAAATCGAAAGTGGAGGATATGCTGTTGGTTGATAAATTGGCGGCTACGTTGGGTTGGATGTGGAAGGTTGGAGAAGACGCCGTTGAACTGACTTATGACAGTACGGAGAATCTTCTTCCGGTGTGGCGGTATCTTCGTGGTCCGGCCAGCCATGGATCTGACCTGACTTTTGGGGAATTTCGTCAGGCGGTGGCCGTGATGAACAAGTACAATGCAGGCCGGGATGTTGCCGACCTTCGTGCATTGTGCGCCATTCTCTACCGGAAACCGGTCAAGGATAAGGGGTGTATCCTACGTGAACCGTTCCGTATGCAGTATATGTCCCGTTATATGGGGTTGGTGCGTGATATGCCTGAATGGGTGCAATGGGGCGTTTACGCCTGGTTCGCTTATTTTTGTGAATATTTGTTTTCCGGAGTTTTTATCATCGACGGGTTGGAACTCTGCTTCGCTCCGGTATTTGAACGGAGCAGGAAAAGTTCGGATGTACAGCCGGGAACCGCTCAAAGTCTGGGTATGAACAGTGTACTTTATTCAGTTGCCGAAAGCGGAATCTTCGGCAATGCGGATGCGACTGACGATACATTACTGCTACGGGTTATGATGAAGCTGCTGGACGATAAACAGCGGGCGGATGAAATGATAAGGAATCTTAAACAATAGTTATATGATATTCAATAAGAACAAAAATGGTGCTAAGGAACTGCGGGAACTCACAGGCAGCTATTATGCCAATAACTCCTTTTCCAAGATTTCCGGAGACATAGAAGTTGCGACTGAAGAACTCACCGTATTGATTGGTGAACCGGTTATGCAGTTGGCTGAAAAATATTATCAGAACGGAGAGGATAATGAACTGGTAAGGAAGGTTCAGCGGCCGATTGCCATAATGGCAACACTCCGGATGTACCAGAAGAACGACCTCAGTCATGAAGATGATGGCCGTAAGTTCAAGATGGCAACGGATAACAGTGAAAAGCTTCCCTGGGAATGGCAGCTTGACCGTGACGACGCGTTACATCTGGAGGAATATTATCGTTCCGTGGATGCGCTCATCCGGTATCTGAACAAAACCGGGCTTCAGGAATGGATGCAGACGGATACCTATAAGCTCACTCAGCGGCTTATCATTCGTAATGGAAACTCCTTTGACATGTATTTTCCGATAGAGAAGAGCGAGCGCACGTTTCTCGTGCTTGTACCGTTCATTCGTGAAGCTCAGCGGTTGAAGGTGGAACGTGCCTATGGTGACGGATGGGATGAACTGCTGGCAGAGAAAGCGGTTCCGGAGAGTGATGTACATTATGCGGCATGTATGGCTGTTGCACTGTTTGCCATGGCGGCAGCCTTGCGTCGTCTTCCGCTCCGTATTTTTCCCAGTGGGGTGATACGCGGCTATATGGCAAAAAACGGAATGGCGGACAGCCGGATAGCCGATACGGATGATATTGTACGGGTAGCGGAATGGATGGAGGACGATGCTGCTGTTTGGTTGGATGAAATGAAGCGGGTACGTGACGGGATAATTCCGGTGTATGATCTGCTTCCAAAAAATGATGAACGGAATAAATACTGCCGGTTATGAATGTGATACAGAGACCTAAGCCAAGGGAGTTCTGCGCGACCATGCGTGAGTACATTATTGATACGGACAGTACTATAACCTTTTCCGTGAGGTATGGCGGGAAGACTGTTTTGGAAGAGGAATATTCCCCGGATGCCGATTTTAAGGTGCGTACCCGTGGATTGGGCAAGTTCTGTGAACTCGCTTTGTGGGGAGTATGGTGTTCCGGGGAGAATACGACCCAGACAGATGCGGCAGGAGACTTCACGTTTCTTATCAATGGAGTGGAGGATATGACTTGTTTTGTCATGTTCAGCCGTTTGGTCACCCGGAAAGATGCGGAAGCTCCGGGCTGTTTGAGTGAGGTAAACCGGAAAGTGACGTATCCTGGAGCAAAGGAATATGTAAGCGGTTTCCCGGTCGATGCGTCCGGAAAGAAAGGGATGAATGTGACAGCCTATTGGGATGACGGAACAGAGGAAAACCGTTTCGTAGCTGCCGGCAGTTACGATGATGGGGTTTATACGTTCGATACGAGTCCGGATGTCGTTTCCTCTCTGTTTGAGAAGCCGGACATTCTTCAATACAAAGTGGAGGTATCAGGCGGTTCCCTGCTGTTTGTCATAGACCGGACACGCTATGCTGAAGCATGGTGCTTCCGCTTTAAAAACGTATATGATATGCCGGAGACACTGACTGCTACCGGTGGCCTGAAAATGGCAGGAAATAATGAAAGTGATATGGCTGCCATGTATGGGGTAGACCGAAAGTTCGGTGTTAAGGTTACGGATGAATATACGGTTAACAGCGGGCGTATATTCTTCCAAAGCGATTATAAGCTGTGGCATAACCTGCTTAATTGTCAGGAAGCTGGCATTCTTGTTAATAATGAGTGGTTGCCGATTGTGATAACCAAACAGAAGTTTGAACGGGAATTTCGCAAGAGTGTTTTGAAAACAGTGGAGTTCAGCTTCCGGCTGGCTGATCCGGAGCAGAATAATTTGATAGGCTATGATTGATATTGTAAGATACAGGGAGATGCTGCTGGAAATCAGGCAGCGTGTCAATGTCAGGTCGGAAAAACCGATTGAGGGGATTAAACTGGCAGTTCGGGAAGGGCATTTGCAGAAGAAGCTGAAGGATGCGGAGGGTATCTGGCTATGTGGTAATTTTCCAGATGCGGAGTTGAAAGGCGGGATGGATTGCCATCAGGAATCCAACCAGATACTATTGTTTCTGCTGGAGAAAGTTCCTGCAGGGGAAGAAATGGATGAGGAAGAGTTGCAGCATTATGCGCTGTTGCAACGTATTATGGAACTGGTAAAGAAAGAATTGCTGGCAATGGACTTCGTATGTGGCGAGTTGAGCCCGGCAGATGGAATGCTGACCGAATGGGAGTATGATGTTTTTGGTGGGTTTAATGGGCTGAGTATTGGCCTGAAACTGGTAGATTGATATGACTGAGTTGTTTATAGATGGGGTATCGGTAGTGTTGCCTGCGGCTGTTGAGATACAGGTGAAGCGTGAAAATCCGTTCTTTACCAAGAATGGGGAATATACCTATGATATAGAACTGGCTTTAACCAATGCCGTTAATGCCCGGTTGTATAATCATTTGCATAGGCTTAACTCCATAAAGGAAGTAAAGACCAAACGGAGGGCTGTACTGATAGCGGACAACCGTGTGTTCTGTGACGGTACTGAAGTGATTACGGGATGGACGGAGAAGAGCGTTTCCATACAGATAGCATCGGGGAACTCGGAACTCAACTATTTTATCGGTTCTGACAAGCTGGTTTCTTCTTTGGATATGGGTAGTGCTCCCATGCCGTCTGCCGGACGTAAGAATAGGCTACTGGATAAGATGTATCCGGAGGTGGAATATAATCTTCCGCCCGTGTTGGCCGGAGAAACCATGATTAATCCGTTCGAACTCGAATATTATCTTACAGAACAAAAATCCGGGGAAAAGGCAGGGGTGTACACGGAACTCTCTTTTAAAGAGGTTGCAGACGGTATATATATTCCGATGCCCTATATGGCTACTGTCATGGAGAAGATGATACAGGCACTTGGCTATCAGATTGTAGAGAACCAGTTTACCGATACACCCTGGAAATACCAGTTGATTATCCATGCCCAACAGACAACGGAATACGCCAAGATGTTTCCCGGCTGGACTGTGAAGGAGTTTTTGGAAGAAGTTGAAAAACTGTATGGTATCCTCTTTATTATAGATAGCCGGAAAAAGAGCGTCAGGATAATGCTTTCCGCAAATTATTACGTAGCTCCGCCGGTAGCCTATTTGTCTTCTGTGAAGGACGAGTACGTCGAGGAAACGGAAGACGAGGAGGAAGAAGTGAATATCGGTATCAGGAATGTGAAATATGATTTGCCGGATAGTGAGTATTACAAAAAAAGGAGATTGCCGGACGCATTGATGGAGATGGCGGAAAGAAAAAATGTGGTCGGGATAGCTGCGGTACATGATTTCTTTGCTAATAAGTCAAATGGTATGGAGCTGGTTACGAATACCAGCACAGGGATAGAATACATCAGGACTTCCTTTGAGAAGGAGGATATAGGCGGAAAACCGCATACCTTATATCGGGGATGTCCGGTCAATGAATATGCGGATTTGGTCTATGATGCCGGCCGGGATTTCGTTACGTTGGAGATGATACCGGTACGGCATGGGGCAGTACCGATTAAACAGACTACGGTACAACTGGATGGGCGTGTTACCTATGCAAATGTATTGCGTATTGTTCCGATCTTGGATAGTGCCGGTGACTTGACAGCTTCGGATGAGAATGTAGAGGAAAGCACCTCTTCTCAGGGTATTGAAGATTATATCAAGAATAATAATTATGAGGATGATACGTCAAAGAGTACGGTTTATTTGGGCTTTTATACAGGCATTAAGAAACAGACCGGCTATTTGCGTAGACCGGACTCAGACCCGTATCCGACCGTATATACGGACAACATACTCAATAAGGGACTGATATTCCACTCTTCGTATTCAGGTATGGACGATGCGAAGATGAGCCTGGCGGGGGAGTCAATGGAGCTGAAGGTTATTTCAGAGCATCTGTATAAAGAGGATTATGATATAAAGAGAGAGAAGAAGTTTACATTCCATTGTTACGACCCGAATATTTATGACATACGGAGTGTTTTTGTTATACACAATAAACGGTTTGTTTGCAAAGAATGTACATATATGATTGATGCGTCCGGACGGAAAGGAGCCTGGGAAGGTGTGTTCTATCCGATTTCCATAAGTGATACGGAAGCGTTGTCACGGTGGATATTGACGGATGGCAAATGGCGTGACGGTGGTGTCTGGTTGGACAATGGCCGTTGGCTGGATGAATAGTTTTTGTCTGAGTAAGAAGTACCCGGTAGTCTGTGAGGATAGCCGGGATTTTTTTTATGGAGCAGTCTCTTTTATATGTCCTTTTTCATAGTTAATCGCCAGGATACCTTTGTCTTGGTAAAGTAGTATAGGTATGGCGATAAGCATAAATGATTTTAGAATGGCAATCCGGATTGATAATTCGGAAGCCAAAACAAAGTTTGCGGAAACAAAAGAACAGATAGCGGCTGTAAGGGCGGAAATGGATAAGCTGTCTGCGGAGGGCAAGAAAAACTCTGATGAGTATAAGGCACTCAAGCAAAGGCAGGATGAATTGAATAAAAGCCTGGCTGAATATCGTAAAGAAGGAGTACGGACATCGTTGTCTTACGCTGAACTGCGTAAAGGGGCTTCACAACTCAAACGGGAAATGGATAAGGCTATTCCCGGAACTGAAGCATGGAAGGCTTTGCGTCAGGATTACCTGTTGACCAAAAAGCGTATGAGAGAGCTGGAGGTGCAGGCGCGTGATACCCGTTTTTCCCTTTCAAAAGTGGCGGACGGGTTTAACAGGTATGCTGCTATTGGAACCAGCGCCGTAGCTTCGTTGACCGGAGTCGTGTTGACAGCCCGTAAATGTGTTGATGAGTATGCGGAGATGCAGGAGGCGGAGAGCCAGGTTATCAAGTATACCGGGATGACAAAGGAAGAAGTGGCGGAACTGAATGAGGAGTTCAAGCACATGGATACCCGTACACCACGGGAAAAGCTTAACGCTTTGGCAGGAGATGCTGGGCGGTTGGGCATCACCGGTAAAAAGGGTGTATTGGATTTTGTGGATGCTGCCAATCAGATTAATGTCGCTTTAGGAGAGGACCTGGGGGAAGATGCAGTAAAGAATATCGGCAAATTGTCACAGATGTTTGGGGATGCAAACCGGACACTTCGTGAGAATATGCTGGCTACCGGTAGTGCTGTGAATACCGTTGCCCAAAATTCTTCGGCGGCAGAACCCTATCTGATAGAGTTTGCTGCGCGCATGGGCGGTGTGGCTAAGCAGGCCAAATTGACGATTACTGATGTGTTGGGGTTTGCTTCTGCGCTTGACCAGAACATGCTACGTAGTGAAATGGCAAGTACTGCATTACAAGGGTTGATTCTGAAAATCTATCAGGAACCGGCGAAGTATGCCAAGCTTGCTAAAATGGACGTGGAAGAGTTTACCACGCTTATTGACACAGATGTCAATGAAGCGCTTCTTCGTTTCCTGGAAAGTTTGGGTAAACTCGGTGGTATGGATAAGATGGCTCCTATACTGAAGGAAATGAAGCTTTCCGGTGCGGAAGCTGCCGGAGTGATTAGTGCTTTGGCTGGAAACGTTGAAAAGGTACGTAAGGAGCAGAAAACTGCGAATGATGCCTTCCGTGAGGGAACGAGTATTACCAATGAGTATAATGTGCAGAATAATACCGTTCAGGCAGGATTGGATAAGGCGAAAGAGAAATTTAAGAATGTACGGGTAGAATTAGGTGAGAAGCTGCTTCCTGTAATGAAGTATATGATTACGACCGGAAGCATGACGGTGAAAGGGTTAGGTGCGCTTGTTTCTATCCTATCGGAGTATAAGGGAATCATATTGTCGTCGATTGCTGTAATAACTGCATACACCGCAGCGGTTAAAGCGCAAGAATTGTGGACGAAACGTTTGACGGCCGCAAAGACATTGGAGTGGTTGCAGGAAAAGAAGAATATTATCACAACACGGGCATCCCGGAGCGGAACCCTTTTGCTGAGTGCTGCCAAATATGCTTTGAGTGGTAACATTAAGAGGGCGACAGTTGCGATGAAAGCTTTCAATGCGGCCAGTAAAGCCAACCTTTTGGGTATATTGGCTTCCCTGGCATTAGGAGCGGGGGTAGCTATTTACAAATTTGCGACCCGCACTTCAGATGCGGAAAAAGCCGTTAATTCTTTTTTGGCGCAAAGCGAAAAGGAACGTAGTCAATTACGCAAATTGACTGATGCGACTAAAGCAGCCGGGGAAGGTACAAAGCGCAGGAAAGAGTTGATAGAGGAAATAAATACCAAATATGGGCAGTATCTTCCTTATTTGCTTAATGAATATTCGTCCCTGAAGGATATAGAGCAGGCCTATCGGGATATTAATACAGAGATGGACCGCAATTTGGCGAGGAAGGTCCTTCAGGAGAAGAGTGACGAAATTCAGAATGAGAGTATGACGGATAAGATTGATGAGATGAACGATGTCCGTAATGCCCTCATTGGTACATTGCCTCAGTCACAGGTAGATGATTTCCTTCAAAAAATGGTCGTAGCTACGGATAAGAGTATTGCTGCCGGTAACACTGCTAAAAATACAGCGAAAGCCATTACCAAGAACCTTGAGAAATATTATTCGGATAGAAGCGATATCCCAAAGATACAGGGTGAGATTCAGGATTATGTTGAAGTCGTTGAAAAGGCGGCTAAGCGTATCACTGCGGTGAAGGCGGAAATGAATCCGTTCATAAACAAGCCCTCTGCCAAGAATAAGGCAAATGTTTTGGAGGAAGTTGTTATTACTCCGGGCAGTACAGGGAATGGGCATGGGAGAGAAGCGGATGAAGAAACCCAGAAAAAAGAGTTGAAAGCCCGTATGGAAAAACTGAAAGAGGATATGCAGAAAGAGCGGAACCTGTTAAAACAGAAACTGCTGGATGATGAGAAAATGACGAAAGAAAAGTACCAGCAGGAACTGTATAAAATTGAAGTTTCCTATTTATTGAAACGCAAGGCATTGTTGGTAAAATTCGGTAAGGATGCTTCGGATATTCAAGGGCAGATTTATGATAAGATGATTGCCGAGGCTGATAGGTTGACGCAAGCCGCTAAGGATGCCGGAAAAAATTCGCAGAATGATAATTTGGCCGTTATTGATGAAGAGTTCCAGGCGCAACGGGCAGCATTGAAACAAGCCTATATATCGGGGGATATTAAACGGGAAGCGGATTATCTGGAGAAGCTGAAAGAGTTGGAACGTCAATATCTGAATGACCGGAGAGACATGTTGGCTGCATATGGGGAGGATACTTCAGGTATTGATACCCAATTGCAGGATATGGATTATGAGGATAAACAGGCTGATAAAGAAAAACAGCGTAAGAACGGTTTTCAGGATATAGATAATACTTCTTCTTTTAAGGAAAAGAATAGGCTTTTGAAAGCGATGTATGATGCGGACTTGATAACGTTTGAAGAGTATCAGGATGAAAAAGCCCGGATTGCAGAGGAACGCGAACAGCAGCGAATAGATAAGGCTAAAGCTGCATTAGATGTAGTTGGTCAGGCTACCTCTGCTGCCAGCCAAGTTATTAATGCCCTTCAGGATGCAGAGATTAGTAAAGTTAGCCGTAAATATGACAAGCAAATCAAGGCTGCCAAGAAAGCTGGCAAGGACACTACCAAATTGGAAGAAGAAAAGGAAGAAGCTATCAATCAGGTGAAAAAGAAATATGCGGACAAGCAATTTGCGGCTGCTGTATTGCAGGTTACGGCCACTACTGCCGTTACGGCCATGGAAGCATATAAGGCCATGGCAGGAATACCTTTCGTCGGTCCTGCATTGGGGGCTGCTGCGGCTGCGGCAGCGGTAGCCAGTGGTGCTGCGCAGATTGCGGTGGCAAAGCAGCAGCGTGATGAAGCGAAAGGTTTGAAATCGGGCGGTTATTCCAATGAATACGTGGAAGGTTATACCCGTAGCGGGAATCCGGATGATGTGGCAGGTGTGATACCTGTACACAAGAATGAGTTTGTGACAAATCATGAAGGAGTTGCTAATCCGCATGTCCGTCAGTTCCTGGATGTATTTGATATGGCACAGAAGAATGGTACAATCCGTATGTTGAATACTACACAGATATTGGAACAGGTTCGTACCAGAAGTGGGAAGTACAGCGGTGGCTATAGTGCTGAAGAAACAGGAGTGCCTTCACAGTCATTTTCCGGTCCTGTTTCAGAATTGACGCCTGAGCAACGTTTGCAAATAGTTGTGCTGTTACAGAAGAATAATGAACTGCTGAAGGCTATTTTGGATAAGGAATTGGTGGTAGATCCACGAAAAGTGCGGGATGGTATCAAGAGAGTGGAAATGTTAGAGAGCAATGTGCGCCGGTAATGATGTCCTTTTTCTACGGATGCTAACTTGATACATTTGCAGCATGAATGTTTACGAGGCTATAAATGAGATGAGGGCATGTACTAAACGTGGCGAGTGCTTTTCTTTTTCGTTCATGAGTTACAGCTATGAGCGCAGGAAGAGTAATGGTGTTGTGAGGGTGGAACATGCCCAACTTCGCAAGCAAAGCCGGAAAGAACATAATCGTTTTGCTGATTATATGCTAAACTTCATTGATATGGATACATTGGAGTACGGTATATGTTGGCAACCTCTTCTTCTTGAATTTAACGGTCATGAACTGGAATTGAAATAAGTATGGATAATAAATATGAAAATATAGTTCCATGGAATGGCGCCAATGATACCGGGCGGGATGTTCGCCTGAAATTGGAGCGGAATTTCTCCAGAGTGGCCGTTAATTTCTTTGAACTTGCAGATAAAGATGCGGAACTGGAGGACTGGATTAATGCGATTGTCGAAGAACTGAAGAACTTTTTGCGTAAGGACCGGCCGGATGCAACGGAATATCTTTTGAAGCTGTTTGGTGGTGCTTGGTTCGGCGAGTTTGTTGATGGCCTGATTGCCGGCAAGGGTGCAGGGATATTTCCTGATGGTAGAGGACAATTTGAACGGTTGGAAGTCCGCGGTTCACTGTCAGTGCTTGACCTTATTATCAATCAGATTCAAGGAATGGAGTCTGACTACTCCTTTACCGAGATTGGTAAGATAAAATCCGTGGAGGATTTGGGAGAAAATACCTACCGTCTGAAAATAGAGAAACGCACGGACTTCGACTTCATGAAGTTCCAGGAAAATGATGTCTGCTTCTCCATCATTAACACACTGCTTACGGGCGGTTCAGACTATTACACCAGTTGGATGCGTATTCTTACCACCAATGCGCAGGAGAACAGCATAACGGTCGTGCTCTATCCGGACAGCGAAGTGCCTGGAGGCACGAACTATCCGCCGTTGGCCGGCTACAACGTAACCCGCAGGGGTAACAGTACGCTTCCTGAAGCAGGCGGCTTTAACGAACGGGCGCAGTCGTGGATGATTTCTTCGCGTGAGGGGCGCATCATGTTTTTGTCCAATGTCTATAAGCCGATATTGGAGGACTACAACTACTCAATCAGTATCGGCAGATTTCCCCGTACCAAGGCACTTGAAAAGCTGCCGATTTCCGAGAATGAGACAGGCGTCATGGCACAGACGGTCATTGCCGAGAAATTCTACCAACTCGACCACAACGGCGATGTCGTTCCCAACAAGGTAGACCGGGGTGTCTGGTCGCTGGAAACGGCCCAGAGCGGCGCTCCTTACCGGTTTGTTCAGTACGAGCTGGCAAAGCCTTCCGGCAGCGAATATACCCTGCTGGAACAGCATACGGTCTACCACCTTGGCTGCAAGTGGGGCTGTCTGTCAGATAAGACAACCGACGAACCGAAATGGAACTCCCCGTCGTGGGGACTCCTTGAGGGCGACAGCAGGTATTCGCTCCAGCTCTCACTATCAGGCGGGGAGGCATTCGTCATAGGCGGTGTGGATACGGTAATGTCCGGGCGTATATATTTCGGAACTACGGATATAACGGATGATGTGATGGCGGACGGTGCCACCGAAGTGGAATGGTTCCGTGACAGCGGAAATGTTCCGGCAGATAACCTCTGGACGCCTGAGTACGTGGATGGCAACAGGCTTGCCATCCACATCGACAACGGGAACCAGCACGGGGTCGGTTCAGACTTCGGCTTTGTAAGCAGGTCCGTTGCCTTCATCTGCCGGGTATTCATTCCGGTTGAAGGGGAAATGCAGCAGATAGAACAGAGATTTGGTTTTGACATATTATAACTATGGGAATAAAGAGTAACAAACAGCAGGGCCGTATTTATGTGAGTCCCCTTTCCATCCAGGGCGAGATAATTGTACTGTCGGGCAGTCCCGTGCAGACCTATGACAAGCAGCTGCGGGAATACAGCCCCGACCGGACCCTGACACCGCTGGTCATTGTGCCGAAGGTATCGGCATTCGATGAGAAGACGGTATTCGGTGAAATGGAACTCACGGGGGTGGAGTGGTTCGAGGGCGCACCCCGTGACAAGTCAGCCAACCGTATAGTAAACAACGAATACTATACAATCTCTGATGGTAGCGGTGACATACCGAAATATGCACTGATAATCCGTAAGAATACATCTCCTGAAGCTCCGGTGGAGTATTTCGGTATCGCGATATTCACGGACCTGCGTACGAACCGCGAGGTCAGGGTAGAAAGAAGCGTGAAGTCCTATGCGCACCTTTATGACAACAAGGCGTATTCGTTGCGCCTGAAGGGTGATTCCGTGATGGTGACCGACCCGCTGCGTCTGTCCGACCGTTCCGGCTATTGGGACAGGGAGATAGAACCGCAGCTCTATACAGGGACTGAACCCGTGGATGATGAACATGCCGCATACTTCTGGGACATTCTTGAAAACGGAGCATACCGCCCGGTTACACCGGATGACCCCGGCATCGTCTGCCATGACGGGAATGGAATATATACAAGAAAGCTGATGTATCAGGCGAAGTATATCACCGGTGCGAGCTTCCGTGTCCGCGCTTGTGAATATGCGGGTAGCAGGCCGCAGGCTCCTACTGACGGACAATTGGAAAAGGTTATTGAGGTAAAGACGGAGATGGCCGTTTCCCTCAATTGCGAAAATATCCAGACGAAAGGTTTCACCCTGTCGGAGGACATGAAGCAGCCGAGCGCCTATGAGATACGTATTTTCGACAACCGCCGTGAGTACGGTACAGAGTACGACGAGCTTTTCCGTATCACATGGAAAGGGCAGTCGGGCAAGCCGGGCGAAACGGAGAAGGTGCTGGCAACCGGCGGGCGTACGTTGGAATTCATTCCCGCGGACAAAGGTTTCCCAAAGGGGCATATCTTCCAGGTATGGGCGGAAGTGGAGCTTCTTGCGGGTGAGTCCCTGATGGGCGATGAGGAAGGCTCTGTTATCTCCTCACAGATTGACGGGCAGACGCTGTCCATTGCCACGGGGCCGGTATATGAATAATAACTTAAACTTTTATCAATATGTACGTAATAGCGGAAAAAACAAAGCTCGAAGGCAGGTTCTTCGGCATGATGAACACTCTTCCGGACGGCAGGGTGTACATTCCTATCAGTGAGATGCGGAATGTGGGCACTCTTCTGGATGTTGACATTATCGGTTCGGCACGCGAACTGAAAGCGATTATTGAGAAACAGTCGGCGAAAGGAGGTAAACGATGAACCAGAATCAGGTGACCGCTTCACTGGCTGTCGTGGCGGTGAGCAACGGAACGACCGTCAACGGGTATGTACGCGTGGATAACGGACCTCTTATCCAGGCATGGACGAAGGAAAGTGACAAGTATATACCGGATTTTGAAGCGTTGGCTGAGAACAAACGTCCTATTGTCGTTGTCGTATTGCGGGATGTGAGCAGCGGGCGCATCCTCATCCCTTCCAAACTTGTATTCAAGTACAACGGTACCGAACTTGCATTCGGGGAGGACGGGCTGTGTACTACGGAACAGTTTGCAGGCATGTTCAAACGCGTAACCGGATACAATGTAAGCGTGGACTCCCAGTCCTATTCCATGACCGGACTTCGGGTCATGAAGAACCTCGTGCCCATCTCCGGATATGACAATGACCGCATAACCATTTCGGGTGAAGTTGAAATCGGCGGACACACGGCAGAGTTCAATGAACTTGCCACCAATGTCATTATCCAGGAATCATCCGGGAAGCAGTATGAGTTATTCATTACTTCTGACAAGGGTACGCAAATAGTCAATCCGGCCGATGTGCTGGCATTGAAGGCGTCGCTGTACAGTGGCGGTGACTTAATCAACGATTTGGGCAATATCACGCTCCAGTGGAAAAAGCATCTTCCTTCCGGGGAAGAGAATCTCGGTACTCAAAGCACGCAGAGCATACAGGCATCTGATGTTGACGGTTCTTTGGTAGTGAGCTGTGAGGCTGTCCGTGATGCCAAGGTCCTTGCCAAAGGCTTCATTACCGTGTTCGACCTCTCAGACCCTATACTGGCGGCATTCAAGGTCAAGGGGCTTGCTTCTGACGGGCAGATATATCCTGGAGAAACGGGAACGCTGACACCGTATGCCTATAAACGCCAGTCCGGTGAGGAGGTGGCGGTGGCAAGCTGGGACTTCGCCACATTCGACGGTGAAAACAATCCGTTTACGCTGTCGGGAAAGGACAGCAACAAGTTCCAGGGCAAGGACATCGCACTGACCTATACGGATGCGGCGCGGGCCAAGACATTCAGAGTAATCGCAACGAACACTAATCCTATTGAGCTATGATGGTGACAGCAGTTTTGAGTGTCGTGGCTGTCAGCGAGCCTGACCCGGTGGAATACGTTGACATCGAGTGCCAGCCGGCTGCCATCTCTGTGGACTGTAACAATGTGCAGCTTACACCGCTGAAGCTGAAAGCCCTGCACCGCAGCGGGGCTGATGCGGCCCTGCTGGATGTATTCTGGCGGCTGCATGTCCAGTCGGCCGGCAAGGACCTCGGTACGGCGGATTCCCCCGGTGCATCGTCCGAATGGGAATACTACCTTCCGTCTGACAAGTGGGGCAATGCGGATTCCGTGATTGTGGAAGCGTACCGTGATAGTGCCCGCGAGACCCTTCTTGCTCAGAAGAGGGCCAGCATTGTGCGGCAGAACCCGTCCCCCTTCCCGGTTGATGGTGACTGGAAACCGCTGCCATTCAAATACAAGAACGGGGAATATTTCCTGGATAAGGACAAAGGGTTTGTATTCATGTGGATGAATCCGGTGGCAGGAAACAGCGAGATGCACCCGTTCGACGATGTGGCCCAGAACCCGGACACTACTTCCTGGAAATCCATCCAGGAATACCCGCTACTGGGTACGCAGCTTTTACTTGCCAGGAAGATAGATGCAGCTCTCATCGACGTGGATAATCTGAAGGTGAAGCATCTGGATGGCGCAGACGGGGATTTTAGAGGCAGTGTTACCGCAACCGAAGGTTATATCGGCGCATTTAAGATTACCAACAGAGGACTTGAAAACGAAAAGGAAAATCCGACCGCGATATTGAGGATAGGCAAGGATGGCGGGAAATTTTTTGAAGTGAATGTCTCTTCCGGGGCAATGTGCGGTATTCGTGGAGATGGGATTACGGCACTTAGTCTGAGTGCCTACGGTGACCATTCAACCGGTGTAAAAGTGATGGCCCAGGCCGGATATGATACTTGCGCGATAGAAGCACAGGGTAATGTAGATTTGAATGCCAGGAGCGGTGAATCGGTAAGAATAAGCAGATTACGGGCTTCCGGATTATCTGTGGGTGTCCGCAATTTAGGCAGCAGTATGATGTCTGCCCCACCGAGCTATACGGTCAGTGATACCGATGACATTATCATATATGGAGGACCGGATCTAAGTTTTGACCCTACCCTGTTTCTTCCAAGGTCAACTACTCCAGGTCGGATTGTATATTTGAAGAACCAGTTGAACCGCAATGTTTCAGTGAAAGGACCTCTGATGAATGCCAATAACAGAGGCACAACCACTGCCACTTCTATCAATCAGATATCCTGCTTTTTCGTTTTTGACGGTAGTCATTGGATTCATTTTTTCTGTGGATAATGGTTATGTTGAATATGTTTTTAAGAATCAACGACAAGCTGCTGCATTTTCTTGCATGCCTTGTCATCACCCTGACGGTGGGTGAACTCTGTGCCGTTACGGCAGGCGTGACGAAAGAAGCCGCTGACTGGATGTATAAGAAGAACTGCAAGGTCGGTTCGGGATGGGACTGGCTGGACATACTTGCGGATGCTGCCGGCATAGCGGTCGGCAGCGTATTAAGACGGATTGTATTCACTTATTAAACAATAAATGGTGTTCAATTTTTAATCAGATAATTATGGGAGCTATAAAAACGATGAAGGAAGTTGAAAGTGCGCTTCCGAAAAGAAAGGCATTTTACGTGCGTGGTCTGGATAAGGACGGCAACCCTATACTGACACTGGCGGATGAGCTTGGTGGCGGCAGTGGTGGAACCGGTTATATGGAGTACATCACCGAGTATAATGTTTCCGTCCAGCATCCTACTTCGGGAATTGACGGGAGTAACAAGTACAGTCTGGAAGGCGCTATTGCCCAAGTTCCGCAGGAACTTAGAAATATCGGACTGAAGGTCTCGTTCATAAATTCGGACGGAAAAGTAGAAACATGGGAGTTCCAGGGCGGAACATTTACTGATGTCGATGGTTGGAAGCAAATACCCAACCAGGCAATGGTTGAACGAATTGATAATGATATTAAAAACGTTAATCAGCAAATAGAAGAGCAGAGCCGAATTATTTCGGGCATACAGGATAGTATTGGCGGCAAAGAGATAAATGTTGATATACATTCATTTAAGATGCAGTTTCAGTCATTAGAGAATACATTTCCTGGTAATAGCATCTTGGATGTTGACTATGTTAAAACTAAAGCGGCTTGGACTGAGGTTTATTTCAGCAAGTCAAGTGATAATAATACGGATGGAGTACAAGATATATACAGAAGTAATAAGGTTGAATCAGGCAGCAAACGGATTGTTGCACCGTCACCATCTGACTATCCTTATATAATTTATAAGGGATATGATTTGGATGCAACTGTATCTATATCATACACTCTTCCAACTATTGATGAAAAAATAGAAGAGGCCAATAAAGAGATAAAGTTATTAAACAAATTAGACACGCACATACCTACATTACAGGAAACAGCGTCAGTCAGTATAATGCTGGACTCCATTGATGCCTTTTTTTCCTGGTGTGATGTGGCGAACCCAATGGGTATTCCAGTTACTTGTTGTCTTAATGCCTTTATATACAAAAACAGGTCTATTCAAGACAAGGAGAAATTCAAGTCGTTAATACAAGCCGGGAATGGTTTTATAGCGCACGGGTGGAACCCGCATAAAGGAAGTAATAACTTCAGTGACGCTGAGTTTGAAGATACAATCAAATCGGCCAAAGAATACTTTATTTCTCAAGGTTTGAAAACCGAGGGGTGGTGTCCCCCTGAGAATTATATGGATGCCCATAGTGCTGTAATATTATCCAAGTATTATAATTATTCCATCGGAACAATCAGCCAAAGGTATTTCAGCGGTGAAGCCAGATTTATCACCGCCAGCACTAATAGATGGTATATCCCAAGACATGGAATGGATAATACAGAGTTGTTAGATTATTCTTTGACATTACTTGATGAAGCGGTCAAGCACAAAAAACATCTTGCCCTGTATACCCATAATACCGCTACTACTGGAGATAGAGATAGGATTTTAAATGCCATCAAAGATTATGTAGACAAAGGACTGCTTGTTGTCGTTGATGCTAATACGCAATATACTTCTCTGCTTAAAACCTGGAGAAATAATATATCTATGATTAAGCCTGTATTCCCGTTTGTTGGGAGTGCTTATTTCAGTGAAGGGGTTAAGGTGTGCACTAATTATGGCACCAGAGAAAAAATAAAAATCTCTTTTTCAGGCGCTCCTACCAATGGGGTTATTACTCTGAAAGAGTATACCACTACATTATTCAGAAACGAAAATACAGACAAAGAGGTAGAAGGTACTTCATACACTAATAAGCCGTGGAGTGTAACCACTACTGGCGATATGTCTGTACAGGATATATGTACCGCACTTGCATCCATACATTTGACTTGTCATACGATGATTAATATGGGAGACCATTTGATTGTGGAAAGTGATGTGCCGAGAAAGTGGGTTAATACGATTTCAGTCGCAGAAAACACAAGCGGTCTTGAAGTTAGTATTGAAGTGTTGGATAATGGGGTTGATCCTACTTTCCAATAAGGTTAACACAATTTCATCCCGGCACTTCACGGTCCGGGATGAATATTGTAAGTACTTAATCTTCATTAAACGGATGCTCAAAATCATACGTCACGAATTCCGTTCTCTGGTTGCTGAGAATCCAATAATGGTTCTCTGCTAAAAATAGCCTCTCTCATTTTCGTAAAAATAATATTCCTTAATTTTGAGTTGGTGCTATGTAAATTTAGTTAATGAAATTTATCTTCTACCCGTGGTTCCTGTAGACTAATTGGAGCAAATCTTATAAGTGTATTGATTATAACATTGGCTATTTTCTGCCCTCCGATATTATTAGGATGAACTTGGTCGCCCAAATCTTTGGTTATTGTTAAAGTTGATATTCCACTTAACCCATTTACATCTATGACAGGAATGCCATATATTGCCGCAATATCTTTTATGACTTTACAGTAATCTAATATAGTTAGATTCTGATTATTTTTGTATGGATAATCCGCATCTTCATACTTATTATAAAAGTTATGAGGCGTACATACAAAAATTTTAGCGTTGGGGATTCTTTTGATGATTTTTCTTATCATTAAGGCATAAGCGTAGTAAAAATGTGTCTCATCTCCATCATCTATACTCCCTATTTCAACACTACCTGAAATATCATTTGCTGATGCATAAATAATCAATATATCAGTATCAAGCGGTATAGTAGATACCCGCTCATCTCCACACATATAATCCTTTATTGATATTGTCCCCTCTGAAGGATTGCTTGCATGATAATATCCAGATTCATCAACAAGTTTGTTTTTATATTCAACTGATGTAACCTTAGACCCACCAATACCTCTGTTATAATGGTCAGCCATATTAAAATATTTCCATACATACTTCTGCCATGAAGCCAGTTCTACAATTGAGTCGCCAAACGATGTCATTTTCTTTCCGGAGAAAGCCATACGAAGTATCTCATCATGATTCATAGTTGAATCCATATCAATAGAATTGGGATTACAAGGGAAATAATGTAATGAAACAAAAGCATGAGTATTCTTGTTAAAGTTAAAGACAGCGTATCTATAGGCTGGGCTTTGGTTTATTTTAAGTTCCCGAAATGAATCTGTCTGATTGCCGGTATATCCAATATATGAACCATCTGATGTAAACAATGCTACGGAATAAGCATTTGTAAAAACAGTTTTTGCATCTTTTATATCTATAAGTTGAGTCGTATTATATTCCTCATTGACAGATAGAGAACCATTGGTTGTATTGTATCCTTTGATTAGAATTGATTCTGTTATTAAGTTTTTGCTATAATCCAAAATAGGAACTTCTGCAACTCCAAATTCTGTAAAAATAAAATTCTCTTTACCCGAAAAATATTTACCAGGAACTTCGGTTGTATATAATAACCTACAGTAATTAGACTCTTTTTCCTTGGGAATTTTACTTATATTTCTACCCGTGGCGGCATTGGCTCTCTTCCAATTTAGATAAGTAAGGCCGTTTTCTGTTTTCTTGTAAAAATAGATTCCATAACAATTTGTATACAGATAATCCATGTCACCTATATCAAAGCCGTCAACAACACACCTTCCTTCTGAAGAAATAATATTGCCCGAATTATCAATCGTTTTATTTGATTTTATTTTATCGGAGGATATTTTATTCACAGATATGTTTTCAACATCCACATTCAGTGCTTGCCGAATCCAATTATCAATGCTTGTAAACGTTCCTCCCTGGAACTCCCACGTTTCTACTTTTCCGGCTGAATTTATGAACGAGACCTTCAGTCCGATATTTCTAAGTTCCTGCGGGACTAAGGGCGATTTATTATGATAAAATGAGGGAAAAAAGACCGTGCCGTTATCTTCTAAATAGCTTCTAAAAGCTGTATAGGGGATTTTTTAAGAAATAAGATATAGTAGAACTTCGGTAGCACTTATAGACTTTTTCAAAATCTTATTGTGAGATATTTTCTCACAAATTTCTTGTTTACTTTCGCTGAAAAGTGATTGTAAATGAGTATATTTGTCATGTTTTATTGGTTAACGCCCATGAACGTGTCTTTAACAGGATGCGTTCGTGGGCGTTTTTTGTTTAATTAAAAAAGTTCGTAGATGAAAAAGAAACTGATTGTTTTGGCTGTTGTGGTGGCCGTGATTGTAGGTCTGCTGGCTTATTACCAGTATGTACCGTTTTGGGCAAGCATTGTGAGTACCGGTGCGTTTATTGCCGGCATTCTTCTCGGTTGGAATGCCAAGGGGTGGAGTGATGAACATGTAACGGGGATGAAGGTATGATGGAGGAACTGAATGAACTGTTCAACATCACCGGCGGGATAGTTACTACTATCCTGCTTCCTCTTTTCGGTGTGTTCATGTTCTATGATTCAAAGAAGCGCAAGGCGGCTGCGGAAGCGAGAAAGGCGGAAGCTGACAATATCACCTTGTATGCTGCTGAATGGAAGGAACTGTACGAGAAAAAGGAACACAGGGTAGTGGAACTTGATTCCAAGATAGACCAGCTTTATGCCGAGAAGAATGAAGACCGCCAGCGTATCCGCGAGTTGATTGAAAAGAACACTACACTGGAGATAGAGAAGATAAAGCTGGAAGCAAAGCGGTGCGATGTCCGGGGATGTAGCGGGCGGAAGCCACCGAGCGATTATTAATTCACGGGAAGGAAGGTGTTTCGCAACAGCTCCCTTCCCTTTTTAGCATAAACTTAAAGTTTAAACAAAGGCTTCTGCAAATGTAGAATGATTTTTATTAAGACCAAAAGTAAAGGAGGAAAATAAGAATGGCAAATGTGAATGAATTTGCACCGTTTATCCTGAAGTGGGAGGGCGGTTTCGTGGATGACCCCGTAGACCTTGGCGGAGCGACTAATATTGGGGTAACTATCGGAACATGGAAGTCGTGTGGTTACGACAAAGACGGTGACGGTGATATAGATGTGGACGATTTGCACCTGCTTACCCGTGAAGATGTTGTTAGCCGGGTACTTAAGCCGCATTATTGGGACAGATGGAAAGCTGATTTAATAAAGAATCAGTCTGTGGCGAATATTCTTGTTGATTGGGTATGGGCGTCTGGTGCGCATGGGATAAAGATACCGCAGCGGTTGCTTGGTGTTTCTGTAGATGGTATTGTAGGTCCTAAGACCATTGCTGCAGTAAATGCCAGGAACCCGCGTGAACTGTTCGACATGATTAAGATAGCCCGGTTTGACTTCATTGAGGATATTTGTTGCAAGCGGCCGGCAAACAACAAATTTAAACGGGGGTGGATGAACCGGATTAATGATTTAAGGTTTGAGCCATGAAAGCATTGCCGTGGCTATTAGTTGTATTGCTGGCAATCTTATCCGGATGTGCCACTCCTGAAAATGTTGACAGGAATGTACAGATAGACTATTTCAATGGTTTACATCAGATGCAGAACCGCATGGATTCATTGCTGTACAATATGCAGTTGATGCAGAAGGAGACAAACGAGAAGCTATCCAATTTGAAGCTGGAGAATAAAACCGTCTATCTTTCGGTTCCTGACAGTATAGGCAGGCAATATCCGACAAGTGTTAGTCAGACTACTGTTAACAAGGAGGAGAAAGAGCATAAGACTACTGATATGAGAACAGAGGCAACTTTGAAACATCTCATTACTGAAATTGACGAATTGAGGCAGCAGTTTAATGCTGCCACTTTGAAAAAAGAAAAGGTGGAGGAAGTTTCTTGGTGGCAACTGCATAAGGTTGATGTGTATGCAATCCTATTGGTTGTATTGCTTTTGGTTTATCTTATATATAAGGTGAGAAAAAAAAGTCTATCTTTGTGACGTAGATGTTGTGCTTATCGTTTCAGATAAGTGTTGCCCCGACTGGAAAGTTGGGGCTTTTTACATTACAATCCACCAATGAAATGCTTTGTTTCTTCATGTACGGTTAAGGAAGAACCCTGAAGGTATTTGTTGGTTGTGGATATATCGGCATGTCGAGCCTGATCACGGGCTACTACTATTCCTTCAGCATTTGCCAAATCTCGGATACCGGTATCCTTCAAGCTGTAAAACTGATAGTTGCTCGGCCATTTTAAAAATGCCCTTACCTTGTTGAAATATTCTCTGAAGATGCGTGAGTCTGCTTTACAGGCATTGGGCTTGAACTGTTTTCCGAATAGATAATAGTGTGTTGGATTATCGAATATCTCCAGTTCTATCATCATTTTAATTACTGTATCATTCAGACCTACCATACCATCGCGTCTGTTTTTACTGATGGTGGAAGATATGAATACTTTCTGTTCTTTGATATTTATGTCACTCAAACGTATGTTGCTTAATTCGTCCGGACGGATAAATGTGTAATATTCCATCATGCAGGCCAGTAGAAAGCTCTTGTTCGTTTCTGTTAGGTATTCTTTTAATCTTATTAAATCAGATGGTGTCAATGCGGAACGATGTTTTTCCCCCTCTACTAAGGGCTTGATTCGTTCGGTTGGATTGTTGTCTATATACTTTTTTTCTTGTAGCCAGGTGCAAAACGCGGATAGCCAAGTACGGTAGTTATTCCTGGTTCTGGCCGTTGAGTCCCTATCCAGCAATATGTAATCTAAGAAGTCACTAATGTATGATTGGTCAAATTGGTATATATATATAATAGGAATGGCTTTGGTTGCATTGTACTCAAGCAACATATTCATTCTCGATTGATAATCATAGGCTGTTTTCTTTTTTAGGGTATTGTTGCTTGTGAGTTTCTCAATATACCTTATATATAATGAGGTCACCTCTGAGAATTTGGAATATTGGCGTTCCGTTGATGCTTCTGCCCATGGGTTCCATCCATTCCGAAGACGGGTTGTTGTATTAGCGATGATTTCTGCAGCTCTTTTTTTGCGGTCTGAAATTTTTTCAATGGAGTCTAACATGTATTTTTTTCGCCGCATTTTTCCGTCTGCTGGGTCGAAGCAGGTAAAATCAATATACCAATTTTTCCCCGTATGTAACTTTGGGAGAGTATAATCTACTATATTATTTATAGATGAGCCTTTGCGAGTTTTGGATGAAGACATTTTTTTATACGTTTTTCGAATGCGAAAACGTATGATTAATATTATTGCTGTTTTTTTGTCCGAATTTTGTCCGACCTTTTAAAAGGAAATGAGGATAAATGATTGAAATACAACCTTTTATCCTCATTTTAGTTGCGGAGGCCTGACTCGAACAGACGACCTTTGGGTTATGAGCCCAACGAGCTACCAACTGCTCCACTCCGCGATGTTTTGTGGGTGCAAAGGTACGGCTTTTATTGGAATCTGCAAATAATATCTGAATTATTTTTCATAAAAGATGCAGGCTTTTGTGTAAACTGTTGATAAATAATATAATAAAACAGATTTTTTTATTCCTTTAATAGCTTAACTTTGCAACCGATTGGTGCTTCGTACTTTACTTCTATCTTGTCACCGACTTTTTTCCATTCCACTGTAAGCCTACCGTAAAGTAATTCGGTAGAGGCTTTCACATATTGAAGGTCGCCTACTGTACGGGGGGATAGAATAACTTCGCTCATTCCCGGTTTGGCACTTCGTATACCCGCTAAACTTTTGAAAAACCATTCGTCTATTTGACCCATCATGAAATGATTCCATGATGAACCTTGGCGAGGATCCCACTGCTCGGTGAGAGTTGTAGCGCCAAACTTTTGCTGGAAACCATAACCGGGCACATCTTCATGATTGTGCATTGTGTACATTAGCTCGTCCAACCCATTCTCGGCTAATGTTTGGAAGAGGTAGCGGTTCCCTACATCACCTGTTGTCAGGTGATTTCCGTTTTTCTTGATGTCGGCTATCAAATTATTGAGTACAGCTTTTTCATCACCTTCGGGTGTCAGTCCTAAATAGAGTGGGAGCGATAGCGAACACTGACTGCCTGTACCATATGTTTTTTTCTCTTCTTGATAGAACTTTTCATTGAAAGCGTTGCGGATTTCGGTTGCTAAATTGGTAAAATAGATTTCATCGTAGTTGTTACCTACCATTTGAGCTGCCCTGATCATGTATTTTACTATCATGTAATAATGTGCTGTGGCTACTAACGGTACCGGTGTGTTGCGTGAGAATCCGGCACGAAAATTGCCATAGTCGTACCAATCACCTAACCCGAAAGAGAGAATGTGTCCTTCGGCGCGTGTTGCTAAATAATCAACATAACGGGACATGTTCTTGTAATAGGTGTGGATGAGTGAGTCATCACCATAAAAATCATAATACATGAAAGGAAGCACCACCAGCGTGCATCCCCATTCGGGAGACTCAGCGAAGTCGTCCATCCCTTTCCCCTGAAAGTAGACATATTCGGGGGCGGTGGTAGGTACTGCTCCATTGGGATGCTGGGCATCGGCTATATTTTGTAGAGTCTGCGGGATGAATCCTGTTAAATCATAGTTGAACAGTAAGCCGGGGCCATTGAGATGGTCCTGTTCCAGCCATCCCAATTTTTCGCGATGTGGGCAGTCGGTAAATACTCCTTGCATGTTACTTCTTACGGCTTTCTCTATCAAACGGTGTGCACCATTAAAGATGGAATTGGAACATTCAAAAGTTGATACCTTGGGAGCTGAGTTGTATACAAAACATGAACGTATTCTTTTGATAACCGGGAGCTTCTGAGGATTCTTCTCACCTTGCATCGTAGCGCCCTCTATTTGGATGTATCGAAATCCATAGTAGGAGAAGCGTGGATGCCAGGTTTCTTCACCGTCGCCTTTCAATGTGTATTGATAGTAATGTTGACGACCTGTTTGGCGTTGGTTGCAGGCTCCTTCAGGTGTCAATGCCTCTGCGACCAATAATGTTACTGTCTGCCCTTTCTTTCCTTTAACTGTGATTTCGGGAAATCCGGCAAGGTTCTGCCCCATATCCAGTACTATGGCCGAGGCGTCTACCTTACGTTTGG